GAAGCGTTGGCTCGCAGCGTGTCGTGAACAGCAGAGGCCGTGCGGCCATTCACGACGATGGTGACTACGGACTCCGGCACGATGCTGCCATAGATTCTCGCCAGCATAGCCCGCGCTGTGGATTGAATCGTCATTGCGGTATTCGGGGCGGGAAGGATCGGCCCTCCCGCCCCGGTTCCCTACTTGGTTTTGCGTACCTTCTTCGGAGGCTCCTCGACAGCGACAACGGCCCTCACGGTAAACTTCTTCATCGGAGGCCACTTGTCGGTCAAGACCTTCCCGCTCAAGGCAGCTTTGCCCTTGAACAAACCCGTTTGCTCAATCGTCCTTGCAAGCTCAATCAGTTCTTCTGACTTGCAGCCTGCCGCCGACTCATACGTGCCGTCAGCCATCCTAACGCCGAGCGTACACAATCTCATTGTTTCCCCTTGGGTTACGCGGACACGATACGGATGATGCTGTCCTGAATCTTCGCAACACCGTACAGCACGGCAATGGAGCCGTACACGGTGCCAGCGTCAGCGTCATACCACTTCTTGTAGAGCGCCGCCACCTGGCCGTCCGGGTCGCTGATGATCTCAGCCGACACGAGGTTGCCTTCGCCAGGACCGGCAAGCAGCTCGGGAGCCGCCATACCGACAGCGATAGCCGCCTTGTCGCATACGAACCCGCCGAGGTTCTCCGAGTTTGTAGGCAGGCCGCCGTACATGTACGTGGTCATGCCCATCAACGGAGGCAGCGCGGCGGTCTTGAGCGCGGTATCGCCCATCGTGGCGAGAATCAGGCCAAGGCTCGATTCGCCAATCAGGGAACCCGCGTAGTTGGCGTTCAGGATCAGCGAGCGATCCCGACCCAGCTTCTTCGTTTCGGCCTTCGACAGAAGCAGACCGAGGTCGTTCTGCCCGAAGTCGGCAGCAGCGGACACCAACTTGTCAGCGTCAGCATCGCCGTAATTCGCAGCCGTGACGAGCGCCATCGCCGCGTCAATAACCTGCTTGGCAATGCTGTAGCCAGCGCCAGCTGCGAACGCGCCAAACACCGCTTCGGCGCGTGACGAGTTGATCTGGGCTTCGTTCAACTGCCACTTCGCCTCGTAGAGGTTGGACAGCGTAACGGGGCTTGCAGCCGCCGAACCGTTGGATGTCAGGCCGGTACCAGGAGTCTTGCTCTGCGCGGTAGCGTCAGTAATGACGGGGACGCGCATCACATCGTTCTGAACCGCACCCGCCGTATCCACTTCAAAGCTAAACGCCTTGACGGACACCAGCGCGTTTTTCAGCGCCGCGATGATCTGCGAGACAATTTTTGTCTCGTTCATGGAAGTAAGAGTCGTAGCCATTTTCGTTTCTCCTTTTTTGTCGGTTACTTGCTGTAAATGAACTGCACCGACGTGGTGTTGGTTCTTGTCGCTGCGGCGTCCTGCAACAGAACGCGCACCTTGGTGTTTCCGCCAAGCATGATGCCTTCATACGGAGCAGACAACACGGTAGTTGCCAGATTCGTAAGGGCATCTGAGCCTGAACCCACAACTGCTGCAAGTGCAACGCCAGCGCTCGTGGTTCCAACCCTGCGAGGGCGAGCCGTTACGGGCGTAGCATTAGCAACAGAGTTGCTGTAAATCACGTCCGCAGCCGTGCTGCCTGCGTAGTTGGCGACCGTAACGACGGTCGTGCAGGCCGAAGCGCTATTCCAGACAATGATTCTGTCCAGCTTGCCAGCAATGGGCAGGTCCGAGGAAACCTCGAACTGCGCAGCGGTGGAAAGCGTGTCGGATGACCACGTGTAGCTGTCGGCCAGCGACACGCCGACGGTCGCCAGGACCGCCATAAACATCACAATCAATTTCTTCATTTCGCTATCTCCTTCGTTGTTGTTTCTACTTGCCAATGCCAAGCTCCGAAGCGTGTTGCTCGCGGAACCTCGCCCGCTCGATAGGGTCTTTCAGGGCCGCATACCGAGCCTTCGCCTCATCGCTTCCAAGGCCAGCCGACGCAGCGAACTGCGCGGGCTTGCCGCCAGGTTTAACGGACAACTGCTTGCGCAGCGTTTCGTTTTCCTGCTTCATCCGGTCATGCGACAGCTTGAGCGCGGCCATGTAGTCGCCGCCCTGCTCAAACACTTCCGCAGCGATCTCAACGCCGAAGTCCGTCCTCATGCGCTTGAACTCGTCGCGGTTGTCTTTGACTTCCGGCACCACTTCGGCCAACTGCTCAGGCTTCTCGTCAACCGGCTTGGGCGTAAGCTCCTCGGCGGGCTTCTGCTCGGCTTCAACGACGGCGGGCTGTACCGCAACAACCTCGACCACCTCTGCCGCAACCGCTTCAACGGGCGCTTCGACCTTCACTTCTTCCTGCTTGATCTCGACTGCTTCGGGCTTCGGAGTCCCCTCCGTTGCCACAACTTCGACGGGATCACTCATCGCGTTCTCCTTCGTTGTAGCTTCGTGGGACGGGACAACCGTCGCCGCGAAAGTCTTGTTTTCCTGCGAGAACACGGAACTGTCCGTGTTCATGTCCGCACCATACGGACAAATTGCAACGCCGCGCAGGGGCCATTCGCGCACCACCACGCCCGGACCTTCAAAGTTGTAGCCATTCACCTGAACAGAGCGGCCTTCCTCAACGTCCTCGACCTTGATTCCGTCGCCGCCAAAGTTGATGGACGCCTCGTATGGAACTCCCTCTTTCATCTTGTGGATGATCTCGCTCGCCCTGTCGTTGTCCTTGTACGGCACAAGAGCGCCGGAGGCCACAAGGTCGCCCGTGCTGTGGTCAAACTTGTTCAAGTACCCGATCACTTCTTTCGCATCGTGCAGGTAGTCAATGGGGAGTCTGGATTTATGCATGTGCATTCCGGCGAGGTCATGCACGACCCGGCCCCAGTACCAATGCTCGATGGGTTTACCGGATCGCGCCACCAGCTTGACGGGAGCCGACTTTGCCGACTCGCCGTTGCTGCCCGCTTCAAAATCTCCGACAACGAGAACGCACGCGGCGGCGGGGATACTTGCGAAGTTTTTTTCATGTGTTGCCATCTCCGTACTCCTTGTTATTGCTGCGGCTTGTCTGCGCCAGCCGAAACTTCCTCCACGCTCGTTTGGCCAGGTTCGCCAATCATCAGCGGTACGCCGTGGGCCTTGGCAAACTTATACGCTTGCTCAGTCTTGAGGATGTTGTCAAAGAAGTCGCTACCCCTTCGCTTGCAGGCGTCCAGCGGGTTGTCCTCTCCAATGGCGATGGCCTTGATGTCGCCCTGAACCTCGTTCAGCTTTTGTAGCCAAGGGAATCCGGCCGGAACCCACTCAACTGCCTCTTGCAAGTCGCGCAAGCTGGTAAAGCCAGCCTCTTGCGCAATCCTACGCAGCGGCCAGTCGCTACCCTCGTCATTCCAAATCATTTCAAGCACCCAGTCTGAATACTCTTGGCGCTTCCACAGATTCTTTTCGCGCTTCCACTTGCAGGAAACCTCGTACAGGTTTTGGTCCGCGATCATCCCGGCGAAGCTGGCAGAGGTGGAGTCGAGCGCCGTGAACGGAATGTCGAACGCTAATAGCGCAATGCGGATGGCGTATTGCGTGAAGTCCTTGAACTCAGCCGACGGCGACTTGCTTTCGATCGTGTCGATCTTGCCCTTGGTGTCCATATCCAGCAACATCATGTCGCCTGGTTTGATGGATTGCAGGGACGTGGATATTTTCTTCGTGCCAGCCGCCGTCGTGGTTGCCGACGTGATGGCCTCGTCGGTTCCTTCCGTAACTCCAGAAGCACCGCCAAGCTCGTAGAGTTCTTCCTGATCGCTCTCCGCGCTGTAGTAATCGCGCATGATGGCAAGGCCGAACAACTGGTGCACCTTGGCCTTGGCAAGCGCGTAGTCAATGCCCTCGTACACGTCCTGTATCGTGTTGATCGCGGTAGAGAGCGGAGACACGCCGCGCACCTGCGAACCGAACCGAGTGTAGTAGGCGTCGAAGATTACATTCTCGGCATCCTCCAAGTGATCGAACGCGATATGCGACCCGTCGCCGCCGCGATTGCATATGCAGTATTGCGCGGTGCGTCCCGGATACTCGCGGTCCATCACAAGACCCGTGTTCTTCCCAACGTTGTCGATCACTTCTTGCGGAATCTTTCCGTACTTTTTGCTGGCGTAGTCGTATTCTCCAACAGACGGGAACGCTATCAGATCCGACTCTATTGCCTGCAACCGAAGATCGGGCAGCTTTATAAAGGCGGCATCGCCAGCCGTGGCCTTCTCAAACTCAAACATGCGGAACGATTCCTCGCGCCCGAACCGCTC